TTAAAGGTGTTATCAATCAAGACAACGGCACGAAAGCAGACAATGTAAGCGAAAGCACATCTTCTATGTCGTTACCTTCGGCTGGAGACGAAATCGTGCAGTATGGTAACGAAATAGATAAAACGCGACAAAGCGCAATCTACATTCACGCTAACGGAAAAGGACAACCCGCTCTTGATATTCTTACAGGCATTCATTCTAAGTCTTTTGACGGTTGTTTAGCTTGTCGCCTTGGTGGAGATTTACCTAATGGCGGTTTCGGCCTATATAGCAAGAATGGCCGTGTTATGTCACAGTCAGAAAGTGGAGAAGTGCACTATACACTTAACCCAGACGGAACATTTGAACTCGGTAAAGGCGCGATTTCCTATGACGGCAAAGGGACAGTGACTATAGGTAGCAATGTCGTTATCAAGTGGGGAGCGCAGAGCCAATCTAAATACGAATATGCAATTAGCGACAATGGAGTTACCGCCCCGAATCATGATTGGAGTGAAACATTCCCGACAAATATAGCGCAAGGTAAGTACATTTGGAAACGCACAACCTATCCCGATGGCACTGAGACTACAGAGTTGCTTGGCTTCGTTGGTAAAGACGGAAAGATACCAACTTTTACGTATAAGTATGCCACAAGCACATCGGCAACGACTGCCCCAAATGGTGATTGGAGTGAAACATTCCCGACAAATATAGCGCAAGGCACATATTTATGGAGACAAACAATTGATAGTAATAATGAAGTTATAGCTACAGAATTGCTTGGTTATGTTGGCGAGGACGGAAAGATACCTACTTATACATACAAGTACGCGACAAGCACTTCAGATACAACTGAGCCAAATGGAACATGGAGTGATACGTTTCCAACTAATATTCCAAAAGGTTCGTACGTTTGGAGAAAAACGATTGATAAAAATGGAAACATTATCGCAACAGAAGTTATCTATTACAAAAGTTTAGACGGAATACAAGGGCCACGAGGCCCACAAGGCGATGACGGTGCAGCCTATTACATTCTCGCCCCCATTGGGTCAATATCGCGAACACAACAAGGCGGTGCTACACCCTCTTATAGCCAAAAGACGATTACCGTTGAAGCCTACCGAACGCAAGGCTTAAAATCTACGAAGTTTACAGGAGGTAAAATGAAGTGGATCATTTATGGCGATGACGGCTCTGGCGGCACTACGATAGCACAAGAAGGCACAGGAGATACGGCAACGCTTGTGGCTACTCGCGCAACACGAATAGAGTTTAAACTCTACCTTGACAAGGTCGAAGTAGCACAAAAGACCATTCCAGTCGTTTGGAATGGTACGAACGGCAAAGACGGCAAAGACGGAGCTGACGGGACAAGCCTGCATAACAACTTACTCGTACATACCGACTTTGCTCCAAAGGCGGAGAACTATGCTGGCACGTGGCTCAATTTCCGCTCATCGCTCGCCACGATTAGCGGCACGCTGAATGAGGGTGCAGCGGTGGGCTATACGGATATGCTCTCTGCTTCGGTATCGACACAGACAGACATGTTCCGATATGATGTAACAAAGTTGCTCAGCCCTCAGACGTGGTACGTTATAGGCATTACAATGCGTGGCTCTGGTATTGCTACCGTATATTGTTATCCCGACACTAACGAACAAACGATTTACGTTGACGGAGACGCAAAAGGCTCTCCAAGTGACGCAAGTGCCGCATTTGCGTTGACCTCAACGTGGAGACGTCATTACATCGCATTCTGCACGAAGTCAAGCCTTAGCGGTACAAAGTATGTACTTGTACGATTGTCAAGTGGCGCGCAAGCAGACATCTCAATGGTCACATTGGGTAGACCATACGGAGGTGGCTCAGCATTAACCGCTGACGGCTACATTCAGAATGATGCGCAGCTTATTCGCATGGCTACACCTTCCAACATGGAAACGTTCTGTGGTATCAACTCTTTGTGTGCATGGCGAAGCAGTGAACGCGATTTTGACTTCTATTCGCAATCGTTAGGCTCAACAATCATGTCGGGACAATGGTACACACTCTCTTTCTACGCACGTGGATCGGGTAGTCTCAACACATACGTATATGATTATGGAGGACGCGTCTTGTCTGATGCAAGCGCAGATATGCCAATGGCTGACGGAGTGAAGGAAACTGCATTTAAGAATGACGGAAGCCATACATGGGAGCTAACCGCAGAATGGGTGCGACACATCTACACATTCCGCGTCCGCACGGACGGCACTTACTCCTCACCTATATTGCTATTCAGAGCAACAATAGGAACAAGCGGTGACTTCATTGCTATCAATCAAGTAAAGCTCGAAGTGGGCAAAACCGCTTCCGATTGGTGCTTAAACGAAATGGACAAAAAAGCCGTCTCTTTGCCCGACTGGATGAAAGCCTTCAACGGTTACACCATGAGCGGTGACAATTACATCGCAAGTGGTAACGCGTTCTTCGGCAAGAAAGAAGAGATTGACAACACTTATACAGGGTGCTTTATGTCGTCCAACGGATTGCAGATAGGTGGCAATACAGTCGTAGGTCTGTACGCATTAGACCACAACATACTGAAAGTCGCAATCGACCCCGTACACCAACAATACTACTTCAAAGGCAAAGTATATGCTGATGAAGGCGTCTTTAAAGGCACAATATATGCTGACCAAGGTGTATTTAACGGCATTACAACGGGTATGCAGCTTAAATCGGTAACTACTATAGATACTACTAACTGTGATAACTACCTTGAGTTAAGAACGTTTGATGTTACAGGCACGACAACAGCTAAAGCCTATACAAAGTACGCATACCCCATTATCCCTAATCTATCAAACATTATCAATGTTAACTCATTACCCGAAACGGTAACGGTCGACGAAAGCACCGCTGATACGAAGATTAAAGTAACGAAAAACTATCGATGTTGGAAGTTGCCACCTTATGGCAGTAAGGACGATGACATTCAGCAAGCACTCGCTCTCATCGGTTGCAAATTAGTCATCTACAATAATGTCGGAAGTTACAAAATAGACCTTTATGGCCGTTTCTTTAAGGCTGGGGAAACTGATTTTAAGGCAAAGTTAACGCTCGCAAAAGGTCTGGTCGCATTGACCATGTGTGTCGGGACTGACGGACAATTTTATTGGCAATATGATGGTGCAATAGCCGAATTAAAAGTAGACGAATCTAAATTTACTGGAACGTTAAAGCCTGGTACTGGGTTCCAATATAAGGTAGAAATCGATTATCCTCCCATTATAAGACCTAATAATTAACAACCATTGCAAAAACCTACAAAAAACAAATAACATGGAAACAAAAAAACTCTCAGAAGCATTAGCCGAATTGCAAGCAGCAGCGAGCGTGAGCGGATTGGACGTGCGATTAGTCGTTGCTGGGCAGACCGACACAGACAATGCTCAAACTATCACGCTACAACAATTGCTCACGGCATTGAATGTACCCACTGCACAGAGTGGTACGCAAGGAACAAATAAGAACTACATTTATTCTACTGGTACTGATGCTGATAAAAACTGTGTTGCGTCATGTAACTGGTGGATTTATTCAGAAAATGGTAGAATATATGTTCGTTGGAAAAGATGGGGCGCTGATAATAATACTCATTATGACCATGATAATGAAGCACATCAAACTTCACAATATATGATACCATATATGGGTAGTGATGGTGGCGCATGTTATCAAGACGGACTTTTACCGTGGCAATGGGGACAACGAATGAAAGACTGTGGAGTAAACTTTAGATTCATTCGAGAGGAGCTAAGTACAGCAGAATATGTTAATTTACGCTATCTAAATTTTGCAAATGGTGGAGCGTATGATACACCAATTTCTAAAGCAACAAGTGCTAAGGCAGGTGTAATGACAGCAGAGGATAAGACAAAGCTTGATAATTTAACTGCTTATGCGCGTGACCTCGGAAACTTTGAATCGGAGGAAGCGGCTCTTAATGCGCTTAAAGCTATTGAAATATCAAGCAACTCTAATATTGTACACGCGCATTGCACGTATAATAACGGAGCAATGAGTATTACAATGATGCAGAGCATTGAAAATGATTATTGTAGACAGGTAATCTTCAATAAATCAAAGGTTTTTCAACGCGCTATTTATTTTATTGACGGTACTCGCCAAGAAATAAGTCATGCAGAAGATTGGAGTTGTCTTTTCGGTGATAGATTACAATGGGATAGCGGAGAAAATAAATATGTATTACGCCAATTCGATTTGTCGTTCAATAAGGAACATACAGACCCTATACCCACCGCAACTGCAAACAATGATGGCCTCATGAGCAAAGAAGACAAACAATTATTACAAACAATAAAAGACAAATTAGGATTATAATGCTACAATCTATATCAACAAGTCAAGGAAGTCCACTATTAATAACGAGTGGCGCATTTTTAGCTGGAACATTCTATGAAGAACTGCAACAAGTATTATTCGATTTGCGGTGGTTGGTAGCCTTTATCGTTATACTTGTCTTTACAGACTTTTGGACTGGGTTAACGGCATCGGTACGCGTTCGTAAAGAGAACTTTCGCATAAGCAGAGCCTTGCGAAGAACTATTGTAAAGTTTTTGGAGTACATTAACTTTATAATATTCGGTTTGTTGCTCTCGAAAGCTATACTTGAACCATTCGGAATAGGGACAGATGTAACAGGTGGCGCGGTAGGCGCGTGTTGCGCGTTACTAATTGAGTTTGATAGTATCTATGGCCATGTATGCGACTTACACGGCATACATAATAGATTTTCATTCAAACGTCTTTTTATCGCATACATTAAGAAAAAAGATGAAGATATTGGTAATGCAATAGAAGACACGCTAAATGAGAAGAAATAAAAAAACTCATGCAAAAAATATTGCATGAGTAATATGAAGACATTACAAAAATACAAAAACAATCCAATATGGCAAATCCAAACGTATTAATTCCATTCGTATTACGCTATGAGGGCGGTTTCGTAAACGACCCGAAAGATAGAGGCGGAGCAACGAACAAAGGCATAACGCTGAACACATTCCGTTCTGTGTACGGAAGAACGAAGAGCGTTGCAGACTTAAAGAAACTTACCAATGAGCAATGGCGACACATCTTTAAAACGCTTTATTGGGATAAGTGTAATGCTGATACGATTAAAGACCAGAGCATTGCGAATATGCTTGTAGACTTCGCATGGCATAGTGGTGTAACAACAGCCGTTAAGAAGTTACAGAATATTGTAGGAGTTACATCTGACGGTATTTGTGGGGTGCAGACTATAGGCGCGATTAATTCAAGATATGCAACGGATACATTTAATTTGTTGAAAGCAGCGCGCATGAAATATTTGCAAAGTATCGTGAAGAATAAGCCTTCACAAGCAAGGTTTATAAAGGGTTGGACGAAAAGAGTAAACGCTATCGAATATGGAAAACTCACTTATTAAGAAGTTGCGCTATTTGTTATTTGTAGTCGTGTGCGCGGTGTTCGCATGCATGGATACATCATGCTCGCGTAAGACATATCACCAAATAACTAAATACGACACGCTAATCGTGCATCAGAGTGACACAATAGTTATCAATGATACAATTAGTAAGGTGTTAGAAGTTGTGCGCACAGATAGCGTTATTGAGCGTCTAACGACCTATATTGTTGTAGATAGTGCTGGCAACGTGAAAGAAAAGCAAGTGTATCGTGATAAGAGCGTGTATCACAATAAAGATGCGCTGAGAACGAATAGCCATGCGAACAATGTTCAGCGTGTACGCAATAGCAAAGAAAAGCAAACAACGATAAGTACAGAACAAAAGAAAGTCGCTGAAACAACTGCATTGCATGAAGCACAAAAGTTTGCTTTTTACACTATCATGACGGTTGCAATAATTGCAATCATCTATTATTACATATACAAGAAACGTAAGTGATTTTATTGTGTTTGAGTTGGCAAGCGAGGAACCGTGTGAGGTATCCTCTGCTTGCCTTTGTCTTTTAACCAATAAAATCCCATAAAATGAAACAACTTGAAGAAATATATAACAGAGTGGTTGAAGCCACCTTAGAAGCGAGTAAATTAACGTTTGAGCAGCTTGCAATATCACGAACAGAAAGATGTGTTACGGCACGTGTTGTAATGATAGATACACTCATAGATATAGGCTTTACAGAAACGGATATTGCAGCCGTTAGCGGAATGAGTCAGCAGCGAGTAAATTCACTTAAGAATAGTGCAAGGTATAGGCTTAAGGGGCTTGCTGCACGGGTGATGAGGGAGGAAATGAAGAAGCGTCTGGTTACGCAATAGCGGAAAATAATCGGTGAGAATATGGCAGACTGATTTTTACAAATAACTCACAAACAACAAACAAAACTAACAAGCAACTCACAAGCAACTTGTCACAATCTTTGCGGTATCGGGGGATATTCCCCGACCGACTTAATACATTTATAATTATGGACAATGTAGAGAAAGTAATCTGTTGCGACAGAGGGAACAACGATGCCCTTGCCTATGCAGCAATGGCGAACAAAAACAATGACCCTCTTGCAATGGCAGCTATGATGAATGGTGGCTTGGGTGGCGCGAACCAATGGCTTAACAATCCATTCTTGTACCTTATCTTCCTTGCTATGTTTGGTGGCAATGGCTTCGGGTTCGGCAACCGCAATGGTCTGCAAGATGCGGAGATACAGGGCCAAATACAATCTTTGCGCTCACAGATGGCCGACAACCACAACTCCGACTTGCTGATGCAGGCTATCAAGGGTAATAACGATGCCTTGACTACGCTTGGTGCAAACCTTAATTGTGACTTTAACCAGTTGCAGCAAGGCGTGTGCGCAGTACGTTCAGCCATTGAACAAGTTGCGGGTCAAGTAGGTTTCTCAGCTGAGCGAGTTATTAACGCAGCCGACAAAGGAAACGCAGCTGTAATTCAAGCAATTCAGAATTGTTGCTGCAACACACAGAATGGTATCACCAAGATGGGCTACGAGAACCAGCTCGCAATACAAGGACAGACCAACGCCTTGCAGCAGAGCCTTAATTTCGTAAACTCATCGGTGGAGCGTGGATTTAGCTCTGTAGGCTATCAGATGTCGCAGGACAAGTGCGATGTGATTCGCGCTGGACAGGACAACACTCAGCGCATAATTGACGCCCTTAACAACCATTGGTATGCCGACATTGACCGCAAATATCAAGATGCGAGATTGGAACTCTCTCAGCAGAACCAAACTGCCGCACTGATTGCTGCTTTGGGCAAGACTACGACTGCAACAACATGAGGAGGTGTTTCCAGAAAGGAAATAATCACTAATGACCATTCTATTGACGCCAACGAAAAGGTTGACAACAATAGCTTTTTCGCGAGGTCGCGGAAAAGGTCGAAATAGAAGTAATAACAAGCACGTGGGGAGGTGATTGCCCCACGTGCTACTAATAAGTTAAAATCATGCTATTCAAAGACATAAAGACTGGCTACCCGATTTACTTCCTTGACAAGGAGAAAACAAGGTACTATCAAGGCAAAGCCGTGAGTGTTGCAGTTCCGCGTTACGACAATAACCAAGCCAAGGCTTTCGGTGCGCAGCCTACTGGTCTTGTTGTGGATATAACCATTGAGGCAGATGGTGCAACCAAGACATACACAATTCCCGAAACTGCATCAATAACGTATGCTGGGTATCTTGTGTTGTCAACTGACAAGGACGGAATACTAAGAGAGGTGGAAGCACTTAAAGCTGCAAGCGAGGAGGCACTGTCACAGGTTGAGACACACAAGCAAACGGTGGCAAATTGTAACCAGTTGTTGGAGGAGCTTAACCCAATATTTGCAGAGAAGCGAGCGCAAGATAAGCGGATTGAGGGAATTGAGAATGAGGTGAAGAGCCTTGGCGCTGTCCTTCGTGATTTTATCAACGAATTTAAAAAATGATGATTATGGGAAGATTGTATATTGTGTTTTGCAAGGGTGGTGGCAAGTGCAAGCACTTCGACAAGGAGAGTGCAGAAAAGGCGGTAAGCCGCATATACTACACGACTAAGGACGGTACAGAGCATCACGGGCCGCATTGGAGCATGGAGCAGGTTCTTGAAGCAACTAAGGGGTTGCAGTTCAAGCCTTGTGTGACGGATTACGACAAGTATGTAGCGTTTAACGCTGCTTATGCCGACTTGTGCAAAACGTTGACGACAGACTTGATTATAGAAACAGGTCATGCGTTTTTCTTTGAGGACGAAGACGCGCCTTGCAACAAGATATGGCGGTATATGAAGAGTTTTGAATAAAAAAAGCGTGACACATCGTCACGCTTTTTGCTATAATCCGAGTCGCTTGATTAGGTAGTCACCTACTGCAAGGTTTTGTTCTTTTGCAGAGGTTTTTATTTTGTTTACTGCCTTTTGCGGCATTCGGCAGTATAAGACTGCATCACCGACTTTTTTGCGACCTGCGTTTGTGCGTTTGCCGCCCCAGTTGTTTTTATTCATAGATTATTCATGTTTTTTTATATTATCAATCTTAAATACCCAGCAGGACACCAATGTGTTCCGTACTTCGCATCAATGCTTGATAAGTATTTTTCGATGTTTTTGTTTATTCCTTCAAGTTCTCTGTAAATGCGAGTATAATTATCGTCATACCAATCTTGGAACTCTTGGCTATCATGGTCTTCGGGTACGTCATCGCCATATTCGTAGATAAGTCCATTCATATCGTCAGCATCAAGCAGCATGCTTGCAACATTCAGTTGCGGAAGTCCGCTCTCGTTGATTGCGTCTTCTATGTTCTCAATTTCTCAAAGATTGAATTGTCTTCGCTACTCTTCGCAAGACTATCTATATTGCAGTGAAAGTTGTGACGTATTGAACATAACTTAGAGATGAGTTCTGCTTGTTCTTCGCTCATGCCATGTTCAACAGCAATTTCTTCGTTGTTGAGATTGCGGGCGGCCGCTGATTCTCTGCGGTAGTCGTATTGTTTTTTATTTAAGCATGCCATATTCAAATTTTTAAGTTATAATTTTTTGAATATCATACAACTTGTGTAATTTATGCTTATCTTTGCGCTGTCAACCCTGATAGGGTTGTGGATTGAAACGCTCTTATGAGCATAATTTCTACTATTGTAGATAAGTTCGAGATTTAAATCTCGTGGTTAGCCCCACCACATGAAGGTGGGGCTTTTTGTTATTTCTGGTTGCGCCAGAGTTCGTAATCGTCCAAGCTTTCGAAGCCAGTGTAACCGCCAACTACGGCAACTACTTTTGATGCCCAAGGCATGGCATCTATTGCCTTTTTACGCCAGTATGAAGTATGCTTTTCGCATTCGTAAAATTCATTTCTCATTGTAATTGACTTAACCGTGATGTCGAGGGCTGGTCGTTTTAATTAATTTATTCTTAAATTCTTTCTTAATTACGTTGCAAAGATATAGCTTTTATTTTGAAATTGCAAGTAATTTCAAAATAATTTTTGCATTATATATTGCAAAACATATTTTGGGGCAGTAAAACGCCTGATAAGCATTATCTTTGCGTCCAGTAGTTCTTGCGAAAAGCGTGAGAGAAATCGCACGCAGCTAAAAGAAATGCGTGCGAAAATGCGTGCTATTTGTTGTGGTTTGTTGCGATATATTGCGCAACACAAAATTATAGATGTTTGATAATCAATACTCTATTGCGTTATACCAACACAACTAAAAACAATCCGTGAGTCCTATCAGGCGCACAAACCACGTTGATTATCAGCAAATTACAAATCATACGTGTTGAAATGCGTGCGAAATAAACGGTTATGGCTACTTATTAAACAAGTCCATAGCCGTTTTTTTTGCTTCGTCCGCTATGTCTATATAAGGCTGCATGCTCTTATAATCGGAGTGTCCCGTCCACTTCATCACAACATTGGGCGCAATTCCAAGCATAAGCGCATTACAGATAAATGTACGCCTTCCGCTGTGCGTGCCGACCATTTGCCATTTTTCTTTCGTTTCTTCTATTTTCTTTCCACCTATATAATATATATCAGTCAGTTTCTCGTTGATGCCGCATTGACGGCACACCTCCTTGATATATACGTTCATTTTTTGGTTGGAGATGACAGGGAGAGCCTTGTCAGTTTCGCTATCAGCATACCGCTGCAAGATTGTGCGAGAGTAGTTGTTAAGTTCTATTGTAATCTTATCATTCGTTTTCTGTGTTGTTATGTGGATAGCATCATCGTATATGTCTGTTTTTTTTAGTGCAGCGGCATCGGAATAGCGCAGGGAAGTGAAGCAGCAAAAACAAAATATATCGCGTGTTCGTGACAGGTGTGGCTGCTCGAACTTGTGGTTATACACTTTCATAAGTTCTTCCCATGTGAGGAATACTACATTGCGGTTGGAACGCTTTAGATGCGTTTTGTGAGCGGTAAAGGAAATGTCTGCAAGTAATCCCTTAGCTACGAGCCAGCGGAAGAACCACTTGGACATTGAGATTTTCTTCTTGGTTGTTTCGTTCTGGTGGCCGAGGTTAGACTGGAAGACCGCAAATTTGTCAAGCGTATCAGGATTTATTTTGTCGATGCTCATCTCGGCATCGAACATCTTCCATTCTTGCAATATCCGTTGATGCTTCCGATATACGCTGTCGCTCCAATTACAGATGCTGTCCTGCTCGCGTATATACCTCTCGTAGAGGTCGAAGAAGCCTTCCTTTTGTGCAGTTTTATTTTCACGCTTAAACTCCTTGTCAAGCGCAGCCTTGAAGTCCTCTATTGCAGGAGAATCCTTGAATGAGTTGGCAACTGATTGTATTGTCTCCTCATATCTCTGTATCTCTGCATTTATCTTGATTGCAGGCGTAAAGCTCTTTCCGTGAGTGGTGTTACGCTTGCACCGCTGCATAGCCATGTCCCATTTACTTTTGTCAACATGAAACCCGAGCGAATAGGAAAACTTACGCTTATTATATGTGATAAACACGCGCAGAGAACCGCGCGCATCAACTGCAAAGGTGTATACGTATTTCATAACATTACTATTTATGCTCGTGTTCTTGTAGCCCTACTGAAATAGGTAGGGCTACAAATGAAAAATCTATTGCAAATCTCAATCTCCGAACTTCATCGAATAAATCACTCTGTACAGCCTTATGACCTTAGATTTAGGCACATTCTGATTTTCAAAAACGCTGTTCTCGTTAATCCTCCTGCACTCGTAGTAATCTCCTCGGTCGTATATCCTCCTGAACAAGAAACCAAAATCACTTGTATCAACGACCATTGCAGCACCTTGCACAATGTCCGAATTACTCTTCATGTGTTCAAGTGCGAGGACTTCTCCGAGTTTATATTCGGGCAGCATCGCGTCTTGCCGAATCGTATAATAAAAGTCAATAGATGTATAAGGCGGTATTGTCGGAATGTATTGCAGTTTAAGCGTTTTATCATTCTTAATCACAGAATACACGTCTGTATCAGATTGAGTGGCGAGCTGTTTTGTTACGACTGGTCGGAATACGATTTCTTTGTGCTTATCGCCTTCATCTTCCTCTCGCGTGTGTGCGCGCGCGCTCGTAATAGTTATATTGTTGTTTCCGCTTGCGTTATCTCCATAGGTATTGTTGCTCGCTATGTTGGTTGTAGATTGGTCACGGAGCATTTCACCTTCGCCAGTTAGAAGCCAATCTTTACTAATAAAATCCTTAAACTTTTCAGAAAAGCATATAACAAACTTATCTGTAAAATACTTTCCACCTTTTAGTGCATCACTAACATTAGGCGCTGGTTTTTCCAAAATTACTGCAAGTTCTTTTTGTGTATTAAACACCTTCTTAAATCTAAGAAAATCTATAGCCTTATTTATTCTTTCTAATTTATCCATAATTTTATTTTTTGTATTGTTTTGAATTGAACTTAATTGTAGCATATCACCCTCACCTGTAAGTAGCCATGAGTAAGAAAGTCCGTAAAGTCCGTAAAGTTCGGAAAGTTTTGCAGCAACTTTTTTACCAACAGATTTTTTCCCACTTAAAATAGAACTTACATATTGCTGAGTTACACTAAGGTCTTTTGCAATATCTTCTTGTTTTCTTAAAAAAAGAACCAAGATAAATTAGATGATTATAATTTCTTTCCATATTAGTAATTAAAAGTTTCGTTTATTGAATGTTCTTTCATATAAATAAAATATTCTTTATCTCTTTCTATTACCATATTAAAAAAATCAGAATTACAGTATTTTTTTAAATTATGATAATGTTTCTCTTTCTCAATATTTATATTATTTATCATAGATATAAAATCTTCATTATTAATAATGACATCTGTATTATCATCAAATGCTTCATTTATCTTTTTTAAAGCTTTTACTTTTCGCTTATAAAATTCTGATTTATCATTTTTTGAGCTGAAGTAATATTTATAATTAAGAACAGCATCACAAACATTAATGATTGCATAGTAACGTTTTTGATTGTATAGTGTAATACATAATCTCGTAGCAGCATACCCTGTATTATGCCCTAATAATAACGCTCTTCTTGCAAAGAAGATAACTTTATCATTATTATGTAATTTTTTATACAAATCCATCATGTTTATACAAATCTGCATATCATTTGGATTTTTCTTAAATAACCTATTACCTAAATCAACTGCTTTCTCATATTCCTTTTTGCTTATAAGGTGAGAAAGATATATCCAATGTTCTTTTCCTCCTAATGTTGGGCAGCCGAGTTGTATTTGCTTATCCATATTATAATATTTTGCAATCTTATAGTTTGCATTACGTATTAATAGATATTAAAAGTTAGTATTCAAACTAATTTTGTTAGTAATCCGCTTGCATTGTACTAATTATGTTAGTATTTTTGCAATGTGTTTTAAAACAAGTTGCTAAACTTGTTACAAAACATATTGCAAATATAAGCATTAAACTTATGTAAGCAAACATTACTAACAACAAATTAAAAACTCAACAACAATGTTACAGAAAGAATTTGAACAACTGACAGGTATCAAGGTTTCAGAAGAAGATTTTGAAAGAATTAACGAGATGTATATTGAAGCTGGTAACATGGACAAGAAGTCATTTTGCGAGGCTTATAAGAAAGGAGATTTTCTTTCAGTCGTACCTACTGTTATAGAAACAGTTAAGCGCACAGCGAATTTCGAAGGCTATCAAGAAGGGCAGGATGAAATACACGATTTGAAAATGCAAATCGCTGCAAAGGATGAGGTTATCCGTGAAAAGGACGAGCTACTTCAAGCACAACTTGAAGATATTAAAAAAGCTATCAAGGAATACATGAACCTTGGACAGTACGATAAAGTACTTGCCTTCAAGCCGCTTTTTTTGATAAAAGGTGACGAAACGGGTTGGGTTGCAATTCTTTGCAATATAGCAAGAAGTAACGATTAAAATAAACTCTATTTCATATTTCATACTAACTGTGTTGTGTACGCGGTTCGGGAGAATAGCTACACAAAAGATTGCGATAGGTGGTTAAATGGATAGGCCATAAATATAGCTTTGTAGTTAGCCGACAAGTTGAATATTAGGACATTAAGCGGTTCGATTCCGCTCGCAATCACAAATAATAAAACTCAAAGAAAATGGCAAACTTAACATTACGAAGAAACGATGACGAAGTTAAAAACTTCGCTATTTCGTCCGAAGAAGAAGAAAACATTAGCAACATTGGGCAAGACGAAATCGTAGGTGTTATACTTGACGAGCTCCAACGTTGCAGCTATGGTATCCCACAAGAACATCTTACTAAAGACACTTGCGATGACATAGCTAAGTGGTTGTTTGATGATGACGCTACTAAATTTTACGTAATTGAATATTAATCAAAGTACAGATAAAAATCTTTTACAACCAATTATGAAATGGGTTAACATGACAGTTGTTTTGTTGCTATTTGCAACAGCAACAACAATGCTCTACATAGGCAACGTATGTAACGAATATCAATCAATACATAAAGTTATATGTACACTTTCAATACCTGTTTATATAGCTTCTTATGCGATTGGTATTGCGATGTATAACGAGAAGTTATTGCCCGATGTAATTCAGGATTTTATTAAAAACATTTTAAAAGAAGATTAATTATGAGTGCAAGATTAAAAACGGATAATCAACTGAAGACAGAAGCCATGCATAAAAAGGTTATCAATGAATATCTTTCTGTTAAGAAGGAACACCCAGAAGTATCGGCATGGCGATGCATGGTGTACGTTGCCGACAAACAAGGCATAACAGGTCAAGGAGTGCGACAGATCTTAACAAGACATGGCATTTACAAAACTAAAAGCAAACAACAAACAATGGAAATATGAAACTATTCTTAGCAAAAGATATTGGCGGCATGTTCTTGTTTGATAGTAAACCCATTTGGGATAAAAAAACGAGTGAATTTTATCCTAAAACGGCTTACACAAATTACGAATTGACAAGCATGTTTGATAACAATCTTCTCAAAATTGGAGAATGCATCGAAATTGAAATAAAGTTGTAATCTATTGCCCCAAATGGGGCGAACGTCAACGAAGGTTCAGCGCAAATTCCATGATTGAGTTAGATGTTAGTAATGTTGCTTTGCATGCGCTCGCTGGTTCAATTCCAGCGGTTGACACAGAAGTATTAATCACTCAAAAAGAAAAAACAAAATGGACAATCCTGTAGTACAAACAACACAGCAAGAGCAAGAAATAAAGCTCATGCAAATCAAGAGAGAAGCCGATTTTGATTTAACACCAATCGGCCAACAAGTAAAACAGTTCGAAGCAACGATGCGAATTGCACGTATGTATGCTGTTTCTTCTTTTATCCCCGACTCTTACAAGTTTAAGAACAAGCAGCCACTTGATGCACAATCAGTAATCGCTAACTGCACGATTGCACTTGAGATGGCAACACGTATGCAAGCTAATCCACTCATGGTGATGCAGAACTTGTATATCGTACATGGGCAACCCTCATTCAGTAGCAAGTTTTTGATTGCGTGTATCAACGCGAGCAAACGTTTTTCGCCATTGCGTTACGAATTTAAAGGCGAAGAAGGCACAGATGAATATGGTTGTCGTGCAATTGCTTATGAAGCAGCAGACACGAAACACAAAGAACCACTTTGCGGTGATTGGATTACCATGAAAATGGCAAAAGCAGAAGGCTGGACCACAAAGACAGGTAGCAAGTGGCTAACAATGCCAAGTCAAATGTTACGATACAGAGCCGCTGCATTTTGGCAACGCGTGTATTGTCCCGAAATCAGCATGGGACTGATGACAACAGAAGAAATCAACGACCAATATGCACAAGTTGTTGAGGTACGCGAAAATCCAAAGCAAGTTGTTGATGTACCGACAGACGAAATTGGACGGCCTTCATTAACAGCGGTTGCTGAACAAGCGCAAAAGGCACAGCAAGAACAAAAAGAGCAAAAGCCATTCGGAATAGAAGAATGGCAAATGCTAAAAAAGGAACATAACGAAGTAATATTACTTGTTAACTATGGCGCTTATTATGAGGCATACGAACAAGATGCCGAAACCATTGCACAAGTGCTGGACAACATCGAAACCCATGCAAGTGATAAAGGTTTTACAAAAGCAGTTAGTATTCCAAAATCATATTTACCGACTGCTTTACCACTTATAATACGAAGTGGTAACAGAATTGCAATACATGACTTTAAAACGAATAACGATGTACGACAACAACAATCAGAATAACATAGAATGGTATCGCTCGCGATTGGGCTATATAACAGGTAGTGCGGTTGGCAACATTATGGGGACACCGCGAAGTAAATCAGAAGAGTGGACAACAACTGCTCAGTCTTACCTGAATGTAATTGCATTTGAGCGCACATTAAATCCTATCGTTGTGCAAAACGATGACCTTTTCAGTGAGTATTTATCAATCACAGAAGTACATAACAAGATACTTGATTGGGGACACACAATGGAAGGTGAAGCCGCACACTTATTCGCTAAGACCTTCAACATAAAGTATGGCGATGGTTCTAATACACCGATTGAGTTAGACGAGCCACCATCAGTCAAGAGCGATAGTCTGCCGAACTTTTCAAGCTCGCCTGACAGAATGTACTACGACAACGAAGCAAAAGCCTTCTACGCGATAGAAATTAAATGCCCGTTGGCGCAAAACTTTATTAAGTTCGTCAAGAATGTATTCACACAAGACACTTACGAGGAAAAACTTGCTGGACTGAAGAAAGCAGAAGCGAACTACTACTGGCAGTGCTTCGCTCACATGGCTGTCACAGGAGCAACTAAAACGTACTTCGTAGTGTACAACCCATTTATGAGAAAGCCATTGTATTCGCTCGAGATTTTGCGTGACGAGGACGTTATACGAGAGCTGAATGACAAGGTAATAAAAGCGGACAAATACGTTTGCAGCCTTGTTGATAAAATAATGAATGCAAACTAATAATCAATGAGCCATGACACAGACATTCGTATCAATACCGCTGGAAGACTGGCAGCGTGTTGTATCAATACTTGAACGAGTTGAAGAACGTCTTAAACCACAAGACGAGTGGATAGGGACAAAGGAGGCTTGCAAAATGCTCGGCATAACTCCGAACACATGGGTAAGCTACCGCAAGAAATTCAACATTAAGTGTTCTCAGGTTGGGCGCAATGTACTGGTCATGCGCTCACAGATTGAGAATTTGTTAAAACAGCGTGAACTATGATGTATATAGACAATATAACACACGCGTTCGAGAAGCGCAGAAAGCGCAATATAATTGCGGCAGAAGCATATATCGAAACAGTAGTGAACAGTCTACTTAATAACTAACAACAAAAGGTAGCAGCATGGTATTTCTGTCGATACATGACGATGTATCATTCTTTACTCCTTTCGCTTTAAGTTCCGTGTTGCTGCCTTTTTAAAAACAAAACAATGAAGAATAAAGAACAATGTTTCGTGTTTTACGAACGCTGGCATACGCAATTACAGCGTTTACCACCCGAAGAAAAATTGCAAATGTATGAAGCGATTTGCAAGTATGCTTTTGGACTTGAAACAGACGAAATGGCTTACTATCTTGAATCGTTAATGGACAATATTCGCATTGCGATTGATAACGATAGGATAAAACAGGAAGAATTTATAGTAAAACGAAGAAATGCAGCAAATAAAAGGTGGCAAAAAGGAAATGAAATACATACAAAGCAATGCGAAATAATGCAAAGCAATGCAGAGCAATGCAATAAAACAGATAAGAATGCAAATGAATGCACTTGCATGCAAATGGATACAGATGTAATGCAAAGCAATGCAGAGCAATGCAATAATAAAAATAAAAACAAGAATAAAAACAAGAATAAGAATAAAAATAAAAAAGATGACGATGAATCATCATCTATGGCATCGTCATCGTCATCACCGACATCGAAAGAAGATGAATTTTCGTTTTTAAGAAATGAAGTTGAAGAGTTACGGCACGATAACTCGTGGTTAGAAATAGTTGCGATTCAATTCCATTTAACGAAAATGGACGTAATCCAGAAAACAAACGATTTCGAAACGAATTGCATAATGAATGGGCAAAAGAACCATAACGGCACTGCCGATGTTAAAACTCACTTTTGCAATTGGTTGAGAATTAACCTAAGACAAAATAATCATGCAAGCAATTACAACCGACTTAGTCAAGATGAACTTGAACGGCAAAAGCGCGATGCAGAATTTGCCGAATACGCAAGAAAAAAAATGCTCTCTGACGACCAAACAGATGAATTTCCTTTCGCAGTACAAGACGTCTGAACAACTTATGACGGTTTATAACCCCAGTATGCAAGCAACATGCGCAAAACAAAAAGAACGTTGTGTTACATGTAATAGTCCAACGCTTGTTGATTTTAAACGCATATTTGGAGATAACAAAGCTGAATTGTGGCTTGCAATCCAAATCAAGGATTTTTCTGAATATACGGGGGTAAAAAAGAAACTCACTACATTTCAAATTGAAGATACTGCAAGAGTTATTCTTTCGGATTTCTTCTTTTTAAAAATGTCCGAGATCCTTCTCTTTTTTGCTTACATCAAAGGAGGACGGTACGAGCGTTTTTATGGCGCGGTTGACCCACTTGTAATAACATCTTCACTCAGAATGTTTCTGCGCGATAGAGCGAAAATAATCGAACAACACGAAACAGAAGAGCAAGAGCGAAAAAGACAAGCAGAAGCAAAAGAACGCGAAAGTGCCGAAACGATGAATATCGAAGAATGGAAACGATATAAACCTTATTTCGAACAAGGCTTGTCAATTCAAGAATGGAAGCAAATGCAAAATAACGCGTAGAACCCACTTTATTTCAAGCCTAACGCAATTTTATGTTGCGTGCGCATAAGTTATAAGGTTAAACATAAAAGAACGCTTAAAACGCAAAAAATGAATTGGACAAAAGAACAAGAACAAGCATTGATAAGATGCTATCCAGAATGCACAATGGAAGAACTTGTCATTTTGCTTGAAATGCCAGCTTACGCGATACGCAATAAAGCGGCAAAACTAAAATTAAAAAAAAACGAAGATTTACTTATGCATATCAAGAGCCAACAAGGTAAGCGAAATGCGAAACACTTGCATACAGAAACGGCAAAGGAACGCATGAAGCAAAGCATTCGCAATATGGTGAGATTAGAGAAATTGAGAATCAAGTATAACTTGCCACGTAAAACGAGAAAAATTCTCACATTGATGTCTCCTCGCGAATGTAGGCAAAAAGCGCGTAGGCTTTATTATTTGCGCCTTAAAGGGTACGAAACTGATTGTAATAGCAATATAATCTACTACAACAACGAAACAAAACGTTCGACAAAAACAGAAAAAACCTATACGAAGTTAGGGTACATTTTTAAGCAGAAAAATGAATAAATTCAACAAACTCTACATAACTGATGACAACCCATACAAAAGATTTGTCTTAACCCAACAGGGCGAAGCGTATTTCAGGAAGTATTTCCCAATAACAGATAACGATACAATAGCTCAGAATTTAGGTTGCTCAAAGAGAGCGGTAGTAAAATTTGCACAGACATTAGGAATAAAGAAAGATGCTACATATATCAGTCAATGTTGCCGACACGCTGCAAAATGCGTATCACAACGTGATTTTGAAAAATTCCTCGCTGGCGGCAGAAAATTCCATAAGACGAAAAAGTGGCAGGAAATGATGCAGACAATACAAGAAAAGGTTAGAAGAACAAGACGAATGGAATACATAAGATTGTTAAATGGTGATAGCCAAAGAACAAGGATTCGATTCCGTGAGCCTTATAGCGCAAAACGAAAATGGTATCGTACAGCAATGAAGCGAAGGCATTATATACCCGAAACTGCAAAAATTTCTCTTGTGTTCTATTACACAGATGACACGAGAAGAAATCTTGAAGTTGAAAACAAGGCACGCAAGGTAGGTTTCACTTTTCACCCCTTCAGATGAAATATACGAAAGTTACAATCTTTTGGAGATGCAACCGAGCCACGCGTTACAAAATTTGCAATCGTTTCGGCATCAATTCCGAGTACGTTAATGTAGGTGGCGAAACACCAACTGCAATCTTAACAGAATATTTACCACTCCTACAAGAGTGCGAAAATAGAAACTTTCTAAAAATTAGAAACAAAAGAAAAAGTTCCTAAAGTTATTCACCCTAATTTATTCTCATAAAATGATAATCCCAACTAAAAAACTTATTCCCGAAGCAAAGCTACCAGAACAACAACACGTACAAGATGCTGGCTTCGACCTTTATGCAACAAGCAAAACGCTTGACCGCGCACACAGTGCAACCATTTACGGCACTGGCCTTGCCTTCGATATTCCACGAGGTTTTGCAATGTTTATTTATCCGCGCTCATCATGCTTTAAAAATGGAGCATTACAAGCAAATTGCGTGGGCGTGATTGATAGCGGTTATCATGGAGAAGTACACGTTGTAATGAAAGGTTTGAATTGCGAATATCACGTTGGCGAACGCATAGCACAAGCCGTTATTATGCCGATACCCGAAGTAGAATACTTTGAAGTAATTAACGATTTCGATATTTCAGAAAGGGATAAAGGCGAATTGGGTTCTACAGGTAATAAGTAAAAGACTTTACAAACTATGAAAGAGCAATTAGCACCCACTAATCAGATCCCTAATGAGTTGCGCATTCTTACCAATGTTGCGTTCCTCATGGCTGATGTAACAGACACATTTTTGTTAGACGCTTATAGCCGTGTCAGAAGTTTAGGCATGGACTTTAAACGCGAAGAAAAGCAGAAGTGGAAACGAGCTGTAGAGCAGACACGTTTAGCGCGTAGAGCATGGCAAGAAGTCTCGCAACAAATGTATAACGTGCCAAATGTGGAAACCGCTTGCGAAGATAGCGACTTCTTTGCAGATGTTTTACTGCTCATGGTTGACCGCGTAGGAGACAAGGACGAACGGCAACAAATGGTGCGCAACTTCTTAAAGCGCATGAAATCAGAAATTCACATTTATGAGAAACTTTCACACAATAAGTTATAACTACTATAAAACCAACAATGAACGACTTTGATGAATTTAGAATTAAAGAATACGAAGGTTTATTCACGGATATCTATGCAGTACAAGGCAAAGCATGGTTTGGCTGGATGACAATTAAAAAGTTCTCAGCAAGTAATACGAACGATGAGGAATTATAGTGGGCGAAGGCTTGCGCAGAGAACCTCTTAGACGAACTGCAAAAAGAACAATAAACGATAATACCCATGTTAAAAGACGTACTGATAATTCTTTTTTACGCCCTTTTTTACTCCACGACCCTATATGTCGTGCTACGGTTCACGTATAAGCTCGGCCGCTACCGAGCCGAAGAGGCAATGGCCGATGAAGTGGCGCGCCTTCGCCAATCGCGTTGGAAAGAAGGCTACACAATAGGCCGTGAGCGCGACCACAAGGAAGGCTATCGTGAAGGTTACGCGAAGGGCCGTGCAGAGGGCTATGACGATGGCCGAAGATACGAAGCCATTACCGAGCATAACAGAGAACAACTTGAAAAGATGATTGCAGAACATGACTACAATATCAAGCAAAGTTAGTGTATGGACAAAGCGCAAATGTGACGGTAAGCTAATGTTTCGCGTACCGTTGCAGCGCACCTTTACGAGATTGATGCTTACGATAGCTCAATACTCACAGAGAGCGACATTCAGCAAATTAATAACTACAAAAGAAATCATTTATCAAAATGAAAAAGTACAAATTAACGAATGAAACGATTGTACACTTCGGATTTACACTTTATCGAATTGAAGCTTTAATGGATTTTTCTGATGTGAAGACTGGCGATAAAGGAGGGTTCGTGCAATCCGAGAATAATCTCTCACAACTTGGTAACGCTTGGGTTTATGGCAATGCTAAGGTCTATGGTAATGCTGTGGTCTATGACAATGCTGAGGTCTATGGCGATGCTGAGGTCTATGACAATGCTTTTGTCTGTGGCTATGCTAAGGTCTATGGCGATGCTAAAGTCTGTGGCAATGCTTCTGTCTTTTGCGATGCTAAGGTCTATGACAATGCTGTGGTCTATGACAATGCTGAGGTCTATGGCGATGCTGAGGTCTATGACAATGCTAAGGTCTATGGCAACGCTAAGGTCGGTGGCAACGCTAAGGTCGGTGGTGATGCTGAGGTTTATGACAATGCTTTTGTCTGTGGAGATGCTGATGTCTATGGCAAAGCTGAGGTCCGTGGAGATGCTAAGGTCTATAAAAATAGCGATTACATTGTATTCAAAAATTGGTGGAGCAGTGGACGATATTTCACGTGGACACGTAGTAATAAGATGTGGAAGGTAGGCTGCTTTTATGGCAATGGTGAAGAGCTAATAAAGAAAGCTTATGCTGATAGCGAAGAAAGCGGAAGAGAATACGAACGCGTGGTTAAATACGTGGAGAGCATCCTTGCTGACGAGTTAAACAAATAAACTAACAAAATGGAAGTAGAAATCACATCATATATTGAAGATACCGACATTATTCAGTCTGTTTCAGAATACCAACAATCAAAAGTGCTTGAAAATATATTTGAAGAATGCACTGAAGAGCAACAACAGAGATTTATCAGCAATCTTGATGATTCTTACCTCATAGAAGAATTAGAAGAAAGAGGTTTTACAATAATTAAAAAAACGAACAACAATGGATAACAAAGTATTTGACTTTCACGAAATCAAAACCTTTGAAGACGCTTGCAAGCGGTTAGGAATTAGTGCAGAATCTCTGCTTGTAGATTCGTTAGGCGATACAGAAGCATTCTTGCAAGCAAATGCGTTTTATAAGTTAATGATTATCCAAAAGGCTATTAACAACGGCAAATTGTGTGATGAAGAAGGTTGGAGCTATTATCCTTATTGGGTGATCTACTCAAAGAAAAGAACGGAACAGTTGATTGATAAAAAACGTAGAACTGGTGTTAAGTATCTTTTCTCTGATGTTTCTGCATATTATACAGGTACTTCTAATGTACACTGTGTGAGTGTACATCTTCGTGGTGCGAATATGGCTACGGATTGTGGTCTATTTTTATGCTTTAAGAGTAAGAAAGCTGCTCAATATGCAGCCCATCAGTTTGAAGATTTATTCTTCCAGTACTACGGATTTAAGTAAAAGACTAACCTCAAAACAATATGGAAAAGAAACAACGAATGTTCTATTTCGGAACGAATGGTTGTGCTGGGCATTATGCTATTCCTATCAATTCAGATTTGCCTGATGTAAAAAGTGACGATTGGGCGCGTTTCGATGGTGCTATGCTTAATTGGATAGAGAAATATGGCACTTATAGCCAAGGTTTATTATTCTGCTCAGAGTGGTCTGTGTATGCAGTTACTTGGTCGGTGGATGATACACGCGGTGGTTGTCACACTGATTTCCTTTGGGAAGGCGAGCACACTAAAGAAGAAATGGAAGCATATATTAAGCAAGATGCTTTTCTTCGTAGGCAGTTCCGTTTTAATCTTGAAGCCAACATGGTAAATCGTGGAGACATTGTTCATGCGTCAGATGACACGCTCGTCAAAATTCATCACATTGGCGCAAGAGGAGAAGTTTATTATGAGGCCTATGCAGACAATGCTCGTGGACTACTACAATATGATCCGTACACTTTTCATTACGGATTCATAACAAGTTGCTATCCTGCTACCGAAAAGCAAAAGCGGTGGCTTATGAATTGGATTAGAAAACATAAATGGCTAAGGTTTTACAATAAAAACAAGAAACAATGAACATAGCAGAAATTTTAAAGAAATGCCCTAAAGGTACTAAGCTGTATTCTTTAGTTCATGGTGAAGTTACTTTAGAGAATATAATTAGTATTGGAAAATATCCTATTGAAGTAGTTTCGGATGATGGAGGCCTTAAATATTATACAAAAGATGGTTTAGTTTTTGCAAACTTCCCTAATGGAGAATGTGTCTTGGTCCCATCTAAAAACCAACGCGATTGGAGCAAGTTTGGAGTGAGTGACAAAGAAACCAAACCTCAGTTCAAGCCATTCGACAAAGTGCTTGTGCGAGATAGAGATGATAGAAAATGGGGGTGTGACTTTTTTTGTCACTTAGGTGATAAGGAGGGCGTTTTTGTTTGCATTAGCTCATGGTGGAGGCAGTGTATTCCCTATGAGGGTAACGAACACTTACTTGGAACAACAAAAAAACCAGAAGAATGACACGAACAACATTTAAGAGAGTACCCTTCAACCTTGAACTTGCAAAGAAAATAACGAACGTGGAGGTTAAAGGGCACATCGTTACGCGAGACGGACGCCAAGCAAGAATTATTTGCTTTGACAGAAAGGAAAATGAAGATATTTTTGACCCGCCCAAAAACATAGTTGCGCTTGTGACGAATAAAGACGGAAGTGAAGGTGTGTTCGCGGTTAGAGATGATGGTATGATTCTTCTTAATGAAGAAACAGACTATGACCTTCACCTCGAAGTGCCAACCTACTACAAGGACTACTCCAACTTTGTGCCGCAAAAGTGGCAACCTTGTTTGGTGAGAGAATCAATTTATGACCATTAGAAAGTAAGAGTTTGTGCTGCTAACAAGCAACAAGTAACATTCTATGATAGTAGTAATTGTTGTAGTGGAGACATTCTGTGGGACTTCAAACTACCACTCTCCAAAATTACCGAACGCTTGATAGGCACCACCAAGAGCTACAAAGAACTGATAAAAGAGCTTGACGGACATGGGCAAGATTAAATCATGTGACGGGCAAAGCTGCAAGGAGCGCAAGGCTTGTTTGCGCTTTGCACTGTCGCATACAGAACATGATAAAAGCAACATTCACAAGGGTTGCTATTTCACAAGGCCGAACGGGCGCGACTGCCCGATAATGATTAAAAACAAAACGATATGACAGATGTAAAATTAGTTATAACCAGTTCAAACGAATAAATCATGACGAAACTTTTTGTTGAGGGATTAAAAGAATGGTATGAAATATTGGACAATGCCATACAAAACTCTGACCATACGGATTTTGAGCAGTGCTATTCGGCACTTGCTGAATTGTGCGAACGCGCTCTGTGCGGCTTAGATAAATACAAGGGAGTGGCCTCTGTGCCTGACCGAATAAAGATGTTCAAAAGAGACATGAATTATGTGCATGGACTCATGAGCAAGGAGGAGGAGAAAGCTTACCTTGATGATGAGATGAAGCTCGCATACAAGCTTTTTGGTAAGGACAAAGAAGAGGAGGACAAGGCATGATAACGATAATTTCTACTGCTGTGGGGTTCGTTTATGGTGCGTACATGGCTTACATTGCTGGCAAAGAACATGGTTTCTACAAGGGCCGCAGCGAGGCTTACAGAGAATTTGGACACATTATCGAACATTACAAGAAATTAGCTGATGCAAAGAACACCGCAACAGAAGACGCGTGAGGCTGCAGGCCGAACACGCTGTGACGAGTGTGGCGAGCAGCGCACTTGCACGCCACTGATGGCAAAGGCTTGCCTTGAGTGTTTTATTTGTGGATATGTGGAGGCAGAGAAGCTATCAGGCAGCGAGAGAAATGCTAACAGGATAGGTAGTATGGGTGTAAAATGAGCTATATGAGCAGCGAACCAAGGACGAAGCAAGGCCGCACAAAATACAAAAACAAGGTTGTAAACAACGTTTTCGGGCGATTTGACAGCGTAAAAGAGTTTAAACGATACATTTACTTGCTTTCGCTTGTAAAGTGCGGTAAAATCAAAAATCTGAAAAGGCAAGTAACGTTTAGATTGTTACCTTCACAATACGTGGACGGAGAACTTAAAGAACGTGCATGTACGTATATTGCAGATTTTATGTATGAACAAGACGGAAAACAAGTCGTTGAAGACACAAAAAGTGCGATAACAAGTAGACATGCTGCCTACATAATAAAACGAAAATTAATGCTCTATTTATACAAAATTGCAATAAAAGAGGTGTAATGTTTGGATAATCCGCTGGCGAGATAAAAACTTGTCAGCAGATTTTCTAATATTGCAGTAATCCAAAACTACTAAATATGGAAACAAAGCAGATACCATTATCAAAATTACATCTCAATACTGGACAAATCAAAGACGTGCCAAAGAACCCTCGCTTCATCAAAGATGAGCGTTTTGCGGCACTTAAAAAGTCAATAGAAGATGACCCTGAAATGCTAAATCTTCGTGAACTCGTTGCTTATGACAACAACGGAGAACTTGTCGTTATCCTTGGCAATATGCGTTACCGAGCCATGAAAGAACTTGGCTACAAAGATGCGCCTGTTAAGGTGCTGCCAGCCGAAACAGACGCAAAGAAACTTCGCGCCTATATTCAAAAAGATAACATTGCATTCGGACAAAACGATTGGGACTTGCTCGGCAATGAGTGGGACGTAACCGAACTTGAGGATTTCGGATTGGAATGCGATTTTCTTACAGATAACGAAGACATGACAGATAACGAAGATGAAGGGAAAAATGATGAAATTGAAGATTTTAGTTCAGAACTCACTCCTCAATACAAAATAGAAATATCGTTCGATAATGAAGAAGAACAAGAAAAGATATACAATGAATTAACAGAAAGAGGACTATCATGTCGAATTTTGACATTATAAAAGAGGTTAATCCACCAAAAAGCTTTAGGTGCGAGTACGTAAGAGGTACTTACGATTTAAGTATCGAAAAAATCAAAGAACATTTTAAGGGTAGTATTGATTTTCCGCAAAATTGGCAGATTGGATTGATTGTTGGTAACAGTGGAACAGGAAAGACAACGATTGCAAAGTCTCTTTTCCCAGATGCTTATATCGAGCATTTTGCCTACGATAAAGAATGTTTCCTTGATGATTTCCCAAGGGAAGCAAAAATGCAAGATGTATGTAAAACATTGAATAGTGTTGGCTTTTCTTCACCTCCTTCATGGCTTAAACCTTATGCAGTTTTGAGTAATGGGGAAAAAATGAGATGTGATTTAGCAAGAGCTATTTTGTCGGAAAAAGAATTATTCGTTTTCGATGAATTTACGTCTGTCGTTGACCGAAATGTCGCAAAGATAGGCTCATTAGCTATGCAGAAAGCTATCAGACAATCAGACAATAAAAAGCAATTTATTGCGGTTACTTGCCATTTTGATGTGATTGAATGGTTACAACCAGATTGGATATTCAACACGAATGATATGACATTTAGTTTGCCTTCAAAAAAAAAAGACCAAACATCACTTTATCAATATACGAAATACAAACAGCACAAGACAAGCGGAAATATTGGAAAATGTTTAGCAAATATCATTATCTGAGCGACAGCTTTAATATTGCTGCAAAAGTATTTATTTGCTTTGCTAATGATAACATATGCGGATTTTGCGCGGCATTACCTTTTCCTCACCCTAAAATTAAGAATGTGTACAGAGAACATCGAACTGTTGTATTACCCGATTTTCAAGGTGTTGGTATAGGACACAAATTTTCAAATTGGGTTGCTGAATATTTCATCAAGCATGGAAAAAGATATGTTTCTACAACTTCTAACCCTGCATTGATACATGCAAGATGTAAAGATGCAAAATGGGTGTTGAAAGAAATGCCGAAAAGGAAAAGCAAGCAAGGTAAAAGTAGCGTCTTTAATAAAACTTCAAGCAACAGAATTACAGCAAGTTTTGAATACATAGGAAATAAACAATAAAAAAGATGCGGTCTGAATGCCCATCCGCACCGAAAAACCTTATCTGTGGGAACGAAGGCATTCTCGTTGCCCCCACATTGGTTTTACATCTCAAAAGTACAAACAAACCACGAAACGCACAAACAATGACAAATGAAATTCAATATATCCCCGATAGCCTATTCCCAACAGACAACGATTTTGAAGTGCCTTCTTTGCGCTTAGATATGGCTGCATCAACGTGCGAAATTCCGTTTGTCTGTTTCGGTGAACAAAAGCGAACGTACAAAATGAATGGCACAGGAACGCTGCATTTCTATACAGACGATTATCGTTTTAACGCGGTTTACGAACACCCAGAGAAAATATTGCAGCACAATCCAGCGCAGATAGTAGAACCCAACTTCTCGCTATTCAATGAAACACCGATTGCGTTCGGAATGCAAGCAATCTATAAGAAACGACTCGTTGCAAGGCAGATGCAGGAGCAAGGTATTCGCGTGTTCGTTGACCTGAATGTCGCTAACAAGTTCTGCGCATTCAATTTGCTTGGAGTTCCGAAAGGTTGGAGCGCATTCTGTACACGTGGTTATGAGGATAGATTGAATGGTCTAAACTTTGAATACGAAATAGCTAAGCGCATTGCTGATGGTAATAATCTTACATTCGTTGTGTATGGCGGTGGCGAAGTTATCAAGCAATGGTGCAAAGAGCATGGCGCGGTATACGTTACACCTATCATCATTATAAAGAACAAATACAAGTCTATTCAGCGAATGGCACAGAATACTGCCTTGTTCAAGGAAAAATGGGATATGGGAAAGGCTATCCCAACGCTGAAAGATTTGCTTGACAAACAAGTTATTGACAATAGAAAACAAATTGAATATGAAGAATAGCGGAGGAACAAGAAGTACAAGAAGTACAATGAGTGCAAGGGCAACGAATAATTCAGTAAAGGCGCAATCATCAAATGCTCCTACAAATATGCACGCAGAAAAAATAATAAGGGATTATGCGAAAGAAGCGATGCATTCCAATCAAACAGAAAACGATATTCGCAAGTTTGAGGATAAAAGATTGAAGCAATTGATACGCACTGGTTCGCGTTATCGAGAAGGATTATTGGAAGAAGTTGTTCAACAAGCAATTGATGCTGACAAACAAGGTAAACGATGGAACACTGGATGGGCTGAAGGTTTTAAATCTGAAATCAACAGAGTTGCAAACTTAAAGGTAATGCATGACAACATTCCAGTTTATCAGAAAATACTAAAAGAGCGTAAAAAGAAGTAGACATGGTAAAAAATAGCGGAGGTACACGAAATAAAAGACGCTCGTCAGAGCATCGTACTGGTCCAGGTTTTACAGAACCAATAAAAGGTCCTACACAACCATCTTCATCAGCAACTGAAATTCAATACGTATTTACAGACAAAATAACGGGAAATCAGTCTGATGGTTACAAAAATCTTGACGCGGTTAAAACGGCTATAAAAGAAGCTGAAAAGAACGACAAAAAAGCTGGTGTGTACGAAAAAGATAGTTATTACATTGAACGTATTGAAAACATTAAAGGTCGAGGACGTTCCGAATATTGGCATTTTGGAAAATAAGGTAATTTATGGCTAAAAAGAAATAGATATGCGAAATAAAGGCGAACAAAATCTTATCCCGATGAACAAGCAGCCGCCCGAAGTGCAGAGGGAACTCAGCAGAAAGGGTGGCCGCAATTCAGGGAAATCACGCAGAGAAAAGCGTGCTATGTCTGAAATACTTCGTATGATGATAGACCAACCAATAGACAAGGCAAATGCAACGATTGTAAACGCTCTTAAAAAGGTTGGAATATCATCAGAAGAAGCTACAAATGGCGCGTTGATTAATTTGCAGTTAATGAACCTTGCACTCAGCAGTTCTGTTGATGAAAAGACAAAATTACGCGCAATCGAAATGATACATCGCTTCATTGACGGACAAAAAGTTGATGTAACAACAAATGGCAAAGAAGTAACGCACGAACCACTTGTTATTGAGGTTATTGATAGCCGAGAACAAGTGATTAAAGATGATGAAGATGAAGAAAGGTAAAAGGTTACAAACAACTCGCATCTTTGCAGAAATTGAGCAAGCTAAAGCACGAGGTTATACAACCGTTAGCGAGCAAGGCAGTAGCCGAAGTTCTAAGACATATAACACCGTGGTTTGGCTTTGTCAATATTGTTGGAATAACCCGAATACATCAACATCTATTGTTCGTGCCACATTACCTGCCTTAAAAGGTTCTGTTCTTCGTGACTTTAAAGAAGTGATGCAACGGCTCAAAATTTGGGACTTCTGTACTTTTAATAAGTCAGAATTGGTTTGCACGTTTCCAAATGGTTCTTTTGTTGAGTTTTTCTCTTGCGATAACGAGCAAAAATTACGCGGTCGTAAACGTAAAATATTGTACGTAAATGAAGGCAACGAGTTAAAATACATCGAATGGCAGCAATTGCAAATGCGTACAACGGAGTTTTCTATTATTGACTATAATCCTTCATTCACGGACGACCACTGGCTTTGTACGCTAAATAAAGAACCTAATACGTATCACTTCATTACAACTTATAAGGACAATCCATTTTTAGAGCCTAAAGTTATTGCCGAGATAGAAAGTCTTAAAGAAAAAAATCCGTCCTTATGGCGCATCTACGGCCTTGGTCTGCAAGCAATGGTTGAAGGGTTGATTTTCGAAAATGTAGAAGAAGTTGAGGATATTCCGAGGTGGCATAAGAAGCACCACCGAAGAGGTATGGACTTCGGTTATACAAACGACCCGACAGCGATTGTTGATGTCTATATAGACGGAGATACATTATGGATTGATGAAATCTGTTACCAAACAAAAATGCTCGCGGAAGATATTATCAACACGCACAAAAATGCAAATCGAACGTGCCACGAAGATGTAAAGGTTATATCCGAGTCTGCAGATCCACGTCTAATTGATGAAATATCCAACGCTGGTATTGATATACATCCTGTACGCAAATTTTCTGGCTCAATCATGGCTGGTATTAACAAGATGCAAGAACTTAAAATGAAGGTAACGAAACGAAGTGTAAACGTTTTAAAAGAGTTCAGGAATTATACCTACAGACAAAACAAAGAAGGTAAATGGCTAAATGAACCCATTGATGCGTACAACCACGCAATAGACGCCATTCGTTATGTTGTACTTGAAGAGATACTTGGACAGAACAGCAACG